AGTCAATTCAATTGGTGACGTATTATATGAACAAATATTAAATAGGTATAAAAATATTGAACCATTTATTACTAGTTCATCATCAAAAGCTGAAATAATTGAGGATTTAATATATACCCTTAACGATGGTAAAATGTTATTACCTGATGAAAACCTATGTCCGAGTTTGTATAATGAATTGAAGTCATTTACGTATACTTATTCACCGAGATCAAGGAATGTTTCTTATGCTGCGTCCTCAGGAGCTCACGATGATACCATTATGTCATTGGCAATTGCGTTAAAAAGTCTTAAAAGTTCTGTTAAAAAAGGTTCTTATCATATTTACTAATTCATTTTTTTTGTTTATATTTAATTAAATTAAATTATTATTATGTCATTATTAGAAACAGCACACAAAATCGTTTATGAAAGATCTCAAGAAAAAGATCGACAATACGGACCATTCGATAAAGGAATGGAAAAAGCAGCAAATATAGCTACTGAAATACTAAACAAAAAAATCACCGCATCTGACATTTGTATTATTATGGCCTCACTGAAACTTTCACGAGAATCATATTATTATAAAGAAGACAATATTTTAGATTTGTTATCTTATATGGAAATGTATAACCAATTAAAAAAAGCAAAGTAAAATGGAGACTGAATTAAAACAAATTAAAGGTCTCACTATGAATATAAGACCCGGAACCCAAGACGAGTTTGTGGTATCCGAAACAGGTTATAATAAAATAGAATATGAAAAGCCAGACATTTGGTTGGACGCTGGAGCAAACATTGGTGCATTTGTCTGTAGATTTGGTAAGAAAGTAAGTAAAATAATATCTTATGAACCTGATTCAGAGAATTTCAATATGTTAATAAGAAATATAACACACAATAATATTACCAATGCTGTGTGTGTTAATGCGGCATTGGTTGGTAATGAAGATGAAACCAGAGATTTTTATATAAATAATAAAACCAATAAAGGTACCCATACACTAATACCAACAAGAGGTAGAACCAAAATAACAGTTAAAACGGAGAATATAAATGCTGTTCTAAAAAAACACAATGTTAATAAAATTAAACTTGACATTGAAGGTGGTGAATATGAATTATTGAAAGTAATGGATTTAACTAATATAGAAGAAATTATTATGGAGTATCACTTTAGTATGTTAAAGGACAAAGATAAAAAAATGTACTATGAAGTATTGGATATTCTAGAATCGAATGGTTTCGAAACTTATGGAGGAGTTAAACCCGATGCTGGAAACTGGACCACAATATTACATTCTAAAAAGGTGAACTAAAATGGATTATATAGTAATACCAACATTAGGTAGAATTGAGAAACAACACACTTATAATAACCTACCTGAACAATTAAAAAATATCACTAGATTTGTAGTACGTGATTTTGAGTACGATAGCTTCTGTCAAAAATACGGAGAAGTAAAAGTAATTAAACTTCCAACGGATATTAAGAATATTGCAGAAACTAGAGACTATATTAAGGAATACTTTACTGAGAATAGATACTGGGTATTTGATGATGATTTAACCTTTTGTACTAAAACGTATGTAATGGTGGATGGCAAACCAAAGTGGTTGTCGGGTATTATGACAGAGCAAGACTTTGATGTTATGATACATTGGGCCAATGAAACATTTGACAATGGAATACCAATTTGTGGATTAGATGCCTCTAGTATTATTCCAAGTACCAAAGCTTGGCCACAAAAAAGCAATTCTAGAATTTTACACAATGTCTGTGTAAATGGACCTGCTATTGAGGACTATAATTTGGTTTTTGATAGAACCATTGCTTCTGAGGATTTAGATTTTTTATTACAATGTTTATCATATGGATTGGAAAACAGAATCAATACTCATTTAAGAGTCGCGGGATCTATAGAAAACTCAGTTGGTGGTTGTTCAGTATATAGAACTTTGGAGGTACATAATGCTTCCAATCTCAAACTAAGTGAATTGTGGCCAGGATATGTTAAAACTAAAATAAGTAATAATACATCAAAATTGGGTAAAGGTGAAATAGTTAATTTATATATTCAATGGAAAAAATTATTAAAAGATGTTCAGTCAGGATTGTATAGTAATAAATAAATTGATTATATTTAATTATGGAAACATTTGATTTGATTAGACAATGGGCTAAAGAGAGAGACTTATATTTTTTAGGTGATATCAAAACACAAACCCTTAAATTGTACGAAGAAGTTGGTGAGTTATCACAAGCAACTTTGAAACAAAATGAAGAAGGAGTAAAAGATGCTATTGGTGATATCATAGTGGTCTTGACGAATCTTGCGCATATGCACGGGTTGCGAGTGGAAGATTGCATCGACTATGCTTATAACGAAATTAAGAATAGAAAAGGTAGTATAAAAAATAATACTTTCATAAAAGATGATATTCAATAAAGCTAATGACGCTTTTGAGTATTATTATGACACTATTATAGACTATGGTGTAGAATTTGGTGGTTGTAAAACTATCTTTAACGTTGGATTTGATATTATAAGCCCAATGGAAAATGAAATCACCACCCCTTGGAGAAAGTGGAAAAAGGAATACGCAGACTACGAGTGGGCTTGGTATTTATCCAAAGATCCGAATGCTGAGGAAATAGCAAAGAAAGCAGTCATATGGGCAAAAATGATGGATGCGTCAGGTAATGTGCAATCTAACTATGGATGGCAAATACATCGCAATGATCAATGGGTTAAAGTAGTTAATATATTAAAAAAAGATCCACAATCACGTAGAGCAGTTTTGTCAATCTATGATGGAAAAGAAATAGATGAATATACTTATGATACACCTTGTACTATTGGACTTCAATTTTATATTTTTGACAATAAGTTAAATATGACCGTGATTATGAGATCCAATGATTTGGTATATGGATTTTGTAACGACCAATATACCTTTTCAAAGTACCAAGAAATGATGGCACGTGAATTAAATTGTGAAATTGGTATGTACCATCATTTTGTAAACAATCTCCATATATACCCAAGGCATTATCATTTGAAAGTAAGATAAAAAAATAATTATATTTAATATTATGAAGAACGTAGTTATTGAGTATAATAATAAGGTATACCCATTAAAACCTTTGAGTATTGAAAACTGGATACAAATGAATTCAATTATGTCATACTCAGAAGGGTATGATGATTATATAATTTTGATAGAGTTTATAAGTGGAATAGAAAAAGAAGATATTCTCAAAGCTTCTAAATGGGAAATAGACAAGGCAATTGGTTTCATTAAACAATATATAGATTCAAGTGAACATAAGTTTCATAATCAATTCGAGTTTGATGGTCAATTATATAGATTCATAGATCTAGAAAGAATAACATTCGGAGAGTTTATAGATATTGATACCTTTTTAATGAAATCAGAAATAGAAAGAAAAAGGGAATTACATTTTTTAATGGCGTTATTATATCGTGAAGTAGATGAAAACAATAGAGTGAAGGAATATGACGCTACAAAAATAGAACTCAGAGCAAATAAGTTCAAAAAATTAGATATTAAATACGTACACGGTGCCCTGGTTTTTTTTTCAACTTTAAAAACTATGTTGCGAGAAAGTATCCATTGGTCTTTGACCAAGAAATTGAAACTACAAGTGATCAGGATAAAAAACAAAGTTTTACTGGTTTTTGGGGGTGGTATGCTTCTCTCGTATTACTATCTGGTGAAAACATACTCAACATTGAAAAAGTGGCAAAAGAAAACCTTTTTGTTTGTTTGAACTTTTTGACTTATCTAAGTGACTTGAATAATTATAAAGAAAGGGAACTAAAAAAATTATTGAAATGAATTATACCAATTTTAAGAAAATTATAGATGATCTAAAATTGATCGCAAATAAACATAAACAAATCAATTCATTTGGTATTGGTTCAATTGAGAATTTAATTTATTTGACCCAGGAAAAAGAAGGGCTAGAAAATGAACAAAATGAGGCGCCAATATATCCATTGATGTATGTAATACCAGAACCACATACTGTTAATGAAAACTTTTTACAATATAGTTATACTATTTTAATAATGGATATAATGAATGTTAAAAACTATGATACTCAAGTAGATCTTTGGAGTGAAACATTTCAAATGGCTCAGGATGTTATAGCTCAATATAAATATTCTGTTTTTTCTAACCAAGGTGATTATGAGTCTTTATATGATTTAGAACTACCAATAACTTGCTCACCTTTTTCTGAGGCATATGATGATTTTTTAGTTGGTTGGTCATTCTCATTACCAATAATTGTTGATTCACCTTTGAATAGATGTATTGCTCCTTATAAGAATTTTTAATTATGACACCTGACGAATTAGAAGCTATATTAAATGTTTGGGGAGAAATATATACCAATGAATTAAGAAAAACATTGAAGAATAAATTATACACATTTGCTCCAGGTTATAAATTAGACGCGTATTCAAAAGGTAGAAACCAAGACTACTCTGGCCAACAAAATAAAATAGCGTCTGGTAGCTTATATAAATCAATAAAATATAATGTCTCCAATGGTTTACTACAGATTTATATGGCTCCACATTGGAAGTATGTTAACTATGGTGTTGAGGCAAAAGGGTATACCAAAAAGAAATCAGGCGGTGGTGGCAAATCTGAGTTTATAAATGCCTTAGTTAATTGGTCTAAAACAAGACTAGGGTTATCACAAAAAGAAGCCTTAAGTATGGCGTTCGCCACAAGAATAAATATTTTTAAGTTTGGTATAGCACCAACAAACTTTATTGAACTATCAAATAAAAATGCCTTCAAAAAGGCAGAACAAGTATTACCAGAATATGTATTGGAATACTTAAGAACACAATTCGGTTTATGATCAATATATTACAATCACCTAGTCCATTAACACCATCTAATATAGAACATATTTACACAGTTTCCTCAAGCAATTCTGGTCAAACAAATATGAACTATATTTTTGATGTTTATTCCAATGTACAAAATTCAACCTTATCACCTACTAAAATTGCTAGGTTAAAAGTGAGACCAAATAGTTATGGAACCGCAACTATTGACGCTCAAGAAATTATATGGAATTCAGTTAAACCAAATGTACGTTCTGAGCAGAGTGGGTATACAGGTTCATTAAGTCCTTTTAATTCTATCCCATTTAATTTAACAAATGGTTTGAGTAATGGTTGGAATAATAATGTATATTTTGAGGATAGATGGCACATTGATAGATACAGAATTTTATTAGGTGAGGAATATACATCAGGGTCAACAACTATTACTAGTGTTGGTACTGATCCAAATGTGCCAGCAAGTATTTTTTCTTATTCCTTAACTACACAAGTAGCCGCGTATGGTGGTTCACCAAATACAATAAATTGGTTTGGGGCTGGTGGCAATATTGTTAATACCGCTTATACTTTAGGTTGGACATATCAATATTACGACCCTATACCATTTACCTTATTAGCATCTGGAACGTCTACTGGAACATCATTTAGTTATATAACACCTGCCCCTGGCCCAAATGCTGGATATCAATTTAAGGTTATAGAAAACTATTCTGGTAATTATTTTATATTCGAATGGAGTAAAGAAGCAACTACAGGTTGGAGTTTAGTAAGTCAAAGTGCTAATACAAATTCCAATTATTTTTCACCTCAACCAGTATGGATATGGCCTGGTACTAGAAAATTAGAAGGGTCAAATAGATATAGTGGGTATATAGGGGAACCAAGTTCACAGTTCCAACCTGTATATAATTCTACTAGTTTCATTGCAACAAATAATAGATATTGGAATTATTGGGAAAATCAATTCTACTCGGGTTCACCTACTAATAATCTACCAAAAAAGTTCTTAAATGCCGCCTCTAATGATTATATAACCGTTTCACAAGGGACTGTACTGACGGATAGAGTAAGACGTAGAAAACACCATCCAGATTGTCCAATTGTTATAAGTTTTTTCAATGGATATCTATCTTCGGGTGATGATGAATATTTTAATAACAAGGTAAGAAGCATAGGTGTTTATGGCACTACTGACCAGTATACTGGACAAACTTCCTTTTCATTAGTAGGGCCGGGTAGTAATACATTAGTCGTAGATAACCCAATGTCTGCTATAACCTATTTCACGTATACTGGCCTAACCAATTTCAGTAAAGTAGGTTTTTATGCCTCTGAATCTAGTAGTCCAGTAAGCTATACTGCGAACACACAAAGTGAGTTTATAGAATTCTTAAATCAAGGTGATAGTTGTTTATCTGACCCAGTTCATATTGTATTCTTAAACTCAAATGGCTCTTGGGACACCTATACATTTGATGTAAAAGCTATTGAAACCAAAACTATCAATAGACAAAATTATTCTCAAAGTGGAATCAGAGATTCATTAGAATATAACCAACTTTCAAGTCAAAGAAGAAAAACAATTTATAATCAAGACATTACAACAGTAATGAGTGTTTCAACTTGGTTTTTAGAGGATATTGATTACCCAATACTTGAAAGTATATTTAGTTCACCTGAGGTTTATATAATTAAATATGAAGAAAACTATTATAACTATTTATTACCTGTGATATTGAGAACCGATACATTAGTAGAGTTTAAGAATAGGTATGGTAAAATAGTAAACTATAGTTTTGATATGGAATATACACCTATAAATCAACAAAAAACACAAGGTTAAAATGGTTCAAATAAGGGTTATATTAAATAATCAGTATAAGTACTTAGATTTATTTGACAATGAAGATATTAGAATAAATGCTTCAATTGCTGAACTTCAAGATATTACTAAAAAAAATTCAACGTATTCTAGAGATTTTAATTTGCCTGGTTCCAAAGACAATAATTTAATCTTTGAGAATTTTTATGACATTAATTCTGTTTTCGTTAATTTTGATGTAAGACAGAAAATGTTATGTGAAATATTATATGATGGATACCAAATAATGAAAGGGTATTTAAGATTAAATGAAGTATCAAAAAACAATAATGAGATATTATATAATGTTAATTTTTATAATCAAGTAGGAGATTTATCTTCAACGTTGGGTGATAAGTTTATGCGAGAATTAAACCTATCAGGTTTATCACATCCATTCAATTCAACAATAGCAGGGGAAGGTTTAGTAGACTTTGATTTGGCAAATTCTAACTATGACAATTATACACAAAAAGGCACTGTATATTGGAACTTAACAAATAAAGGATATCAATATGCTGTTGATTCTGGTGGTACTGAAACTACTCAAGTCAATGCTCAAATGACACCTATCCTTGAGTTTTCTCCACCACTTGAAGCCAGTAATACTTTTTCATATATTGACAATCCCGTAAGATATTATTATTACACACCAAATATTAGAGTATCTGAATTGTATAGGCAAATTGTAGAACAAGCAGGGTATGAATTAGAATCTCAATTTATGGATACATCATATTTTAATAGGTTTTATCTACCACTGAAGTTTTCAAGTGGTATGTGGCCTTTACAATCTTTTTCTCCTGAATATGCCTTTTCAGCAGCCACCCCAGCTTATTCAGCAAGAACATTTTATTTCTGTCAAAATGAAATATGTTCTGTTGCTACTCCCGGTGTTGGTGGGACAGATTTTTTATTACCACCTGAAACTGATTATATAGACAATATAAGTGCTGATACAAATAATGGAGTTTCATTTCATTTATCAAATAGAGGTCAATATCAATTTAGAGCAACCTTTAACGCTGTCAATATTTCTGGTGCAAGTAATTCAATTATTATATATCTCATAAGGCAGTTTTCTACACCTACTTCTGTAAGTGGTTATTCAATGGATAATGCTGCAATTACAATAACAGGTGGAACGACGGGTGAAACAGTTACATTTGATTTTTATATTGATACCTATAACCAAGCACCAGATTTATTAGATTTCTTTAGTTTGAATTTAACATTTTCCAAAGCGTCTTCAGCCACTAATTATATAGAAAACTTAGACTTCAAAATAATAAACAATGATTATTCTCCAAGGTATACCCAAGGTGATTTTGATTATAATTTAGAGTTTCCAGAAGATAAGTTTACACAA